TCTTCGATGGTGGAAGTGGTCGCCAAGCTGCCGAACAACCCATTGATGGCGACGGCGAAGCAGATCGAGGGGCTTGAGAGCTACTACGAGCGGTTGGGCTACGACGATCCGCCGGTATTGCTCTACAACACGGACGGCGATGCACCGGCCCCGCAGCGGCAGCCGATGGCGCAGCTTCCAACGGCGTTGGCGAACCTGTCGGCCATCGCCACGGATGAACTGAAGGCCGATTTGGGCGTGTACGACGCCAGTGTCGGCGCCCGCTCCAACGAGACCTCCGGCCGCGCGATCCTCGCCCGACAGAATGAAGGCGACATCGCGAACTTCGTCTATGTCGATAACCAGATGAAGGCGTTGAAGCGGCTGGGCGACGTGCTGGTCGACGCCATCCCGCACTACTACGACGCAGAGCGGTCCATTCGCATCCTGGGCGACGACAACGCCGAGAAATACATCCAGATCAATCGCCCGACGCTCGATGAGCAGACGGGCGAGGTGGTCATCATCAACGACCTGAGCACCGGCAAGTACGACGTGACGGTCACCGTTGGCAAGAGCTTCGACACGTCGCGAATGGAAGTGGCCGAGCTGGCGCAAGCCTTGGCGCAGACGCCGGGTCCGATGGGCGCGCTGGGCCAGTTCCTGCTGATCAACAACCTCGATGCACCGGGCATGACGGAAGTGGTCGCCGCGGCTCGCAAGATTCTCGTGGGACAGGGATTGCTGGAGCCGGGCGAAGGCGAGCAGGCACCCGCACCGCCGCCGCCGAATCCCAAGGACGTGGCCGACGCGAAATCTAAGGAAGCGTCGGCGAACAAGTCCAACGCCGAGGCCGAGCAGACCGAACTGGAAACGCAGCAGATGGCCACGCAATGGGGCATCCAGCTCGGCGAAATAGGCATGCCGATGCCTGGCGGCCCACCACAACCGCCGATGCAACCAGACCAGCCCCCGCAAGGGGGTTTTTTATTGCCCGAACAACCGGGCCCCGAGCTAGGCGGATTCCCTGGCTAACGAGGAACGCATGAGCGACGACATCAACGCAGGTACGGCTGCGGTAGCTCCCACCGAGCTGAAATCAACCGATACGAGCATCAAGGCACTGATGGAACCGAAGGCAGAGGCGGCAACGCCCGCGCCCAAGGTCGAAAAGGTGGCCGACGTACAGCAGGAGCCGCAAGGCGACGCTGGTGAAGTGACTGACGCCCCATCGGCGGATTCCCCTCAAGGCAAGCACGACAAGCTGCCGCGCTGGGTGAAGGAACGGATGGAACGGGTTCGGCGCGTGACCGAAGTCGAGACCCGCGAGCGCGTGTTGCAGGAAGTCCAGAACCGTCAACCCGAACGGCAGGAACCGGCGCGAGTCGAGTCCACCAACGACAAGACGCTTGAAGACTTCGACTTTGACCAGGGCAAGTACACCGCCTATCTGGTGAAGCAAGGCATCGCCGAAGAAAAGCAGCGCGAGCGTCACGAGTCCGAGCAGAAGAAACACGCCGAGAAAGTCGAAACCTTCAAGGCCAAGATCGACAAGTTCGAGGAACGAATCGGCGCTGGTGCGTGGGAGGAAATCGAAACCTCCGCACTCAATACCGATCCGGCAATGAAGCCCCTGACCGATTTGTTCATGGGCGATGACAACGACCTTGAAATCGCTCACCACCTGGCGCTGAACCCGAAGGAAGCCGAACGCCTGATGTCCCTGTCTCCGCTTCAGCGGGTGAGGGAAGTGGCGAAGTTGGCTGACCAATTCGACAGCACTCCGGCTGAAAAGCCGGTGCCCACGCTCCCCAAGAAACTCACCAACGCACCGCCGCCGCCCAAGACGGTGACTGGCGGTGGGAAGTCGATCGTGTCTGTTGATGACCCGAACATTTCCACCGAGCAGCGCATCGCCTTGTGGCAGGCCAAGCGGAAAAAATAATCCTGCTTTCGAGGCACCAAAATGGCTAATGCATTCATCACCACCGATATGGTGGCCGACCACGCGCTGATGAAGTTCAGCGAAAACGCGACGTTCCTCAAGGGCGTCAACACCGAGTACGACGACAGCTTCGCCAAGTCCGGCGCGAAGATCGGCGACACCCTCCGCGTCCCGGTTCCGCAGCACGGACTTGTGCGCCGTGGTCGAATCGCCGACCCGACCCCGCTGACCACCATCGTTCGCCCCGTGACCGTGTTCGGTCAGCGCGGTATCGATGTCGTGTTCAACTCGGCCGAGATGGCGCTCGACATCGAGGAGCTGGGTCGCCGCTACATCGACCAGCAAATCGCCGACCTGGTGATTTCGATCGAGGAGGAAGTTCTGCAGATGGCGATCCAGGCCACGCCGAACCAGACCGGCCCGGTCACCACGGATTTCGTGGCGGCCAACTCGCTGTTCTACGCCAACATGGCGCGCAAGCTCCAGGAGGATAACGGCGCGTTCAAGGGCGCGAAGGAAATGCTGCTGTCCACGTCCGCCAACCTGCGCTACGTCGACTCGCTCAAGGGCCTGTTCAACGCCCAGGAGCAGATCGCCGTTCAGTACAAGGAAGGCTACATGGGCCGTGCGGCGGGCTACGACTGGAACAACAGCACCGTCATGCCGCGTCAGCTTCGCGGCACGGCCAACGGCGCGTACACCGCAATCGCGGGCCAGTCGGGTTCAACGATCACGCTCGCGGCCGGCGCCGGCACGATCCTCAAGGGCGAGGTGATCACGTTCTCCGGTGCCATCGCGGTCCATCCGCAGACCAAGAAGTCGTTGGGCTACGCGCGTCAGTTCGTGGTGACGGCGGATTACGCAGGCGGCGCGGGCAACATCAGCGTCTACCCGGCGGTTGTCACCAGCGGCTCGGAGCAGAACGTGGTGGCCTTCACTGCCAGCACCGTGACCATCCCCGGCACCTCGGGCATTGACCAGGATATCTCTCTGGCCTTCACGAAGGATGCGTTCACCTTCGGCACCGTCGACCTGCCCGAGTACCCCGACCGTCCGTGTTCCCGTCGCGTGTTCGAAGGCATTTCGATGCGCGTCGCCCAGGGCTCGGACATCATCAACGACCAATTCATCATGCGCTTCGACATCATGTGTGCGTTTGGTGCCCTTCGACCGGAATGGGCCTGCCGTTTGGCCGCGCTCGGTTCCCTGACCCCGCCGGCTTAACAGGAGACATGACCCATGGCAGTTCAACGTTCCACTGACAACATCGATATCCCCAACCGCCGTGAAGTGGCGTGGTCGGCTGGTCCGGGCGGCTACAACGTCCAGATCGATGACTTCGCCTACAAGGCCGGGGCCACCGTCAACCCGTACCGCGCCGTGATCTTCGGTGCCGATGATTTGCACGTGATTCAAGGTGCAGCGGCCACCGACAAGACCATCGGCGTCAATCAGTCCCCCCAGGCGGCATTGCTGGAGGACTGCACGATGATCGCGTTCACCGGGCTCGGCAAAATCGAGCTGGGCGGCACGGTGGTTCGCGGTGACTTGCTCACCTCCGACTCTGTTGGCCGCGGTGTCGCGTCGCTCGTGGCTCCGACCGATCGCGTGATCGGCGTGGCGCTGGCGTCCGGAGGCACGGGCGACATCATCCGGTTGTCGATCACCCCCAGCAAGAACGGCGGCGTGACCTAACGACCCGCTGATGTAGCTGCACCCCCTTGGGGCTCCCTAACCGGAGCCCCTTTTTTATGGAGTGATCCGAATGACCACAGCGGCAAACATGGTGAAGCGGTCGCTGCGACTGATTCAGGTCATCAACACCGTTCAGCCGATCAAGGCTGAGGACGCACAGACGGGCATCGAGGTCATGAACGCGATGCTGACCCGCTGGGAGGCCAACGGCCTGTCGCTGGGCTGGACGAACGTCGACAACCCGAGCGACGTGCTGCCACTGCCACCCGAGGCCGAGGAAGCGGTCGCCTACAACCTGGCCGTTCGCCTGGCGCCCGAATACGGCGTCGAAGTGTCGCTGGTCGTCGGGCGTGGGTCCGTCGAGTTCCTGGCCGACCTTCGCCGCGATCAAGCGGTTGCAACCCCGATTCAACCCCTACTCGATGTGCCGTGCCCTGATTGGTACGGCGCGCGCACCTTCCGTTCGACGGTCTGGAACGGCTAAGTGCGGACCCAGCCCATCCCCGTGATCGTTGGCTCCTACGCCGACGACGCCCGCCCGTGGTCCGCGCAGGACGTGCTGAACTGGATACCGACCGAGGCTGAGGTCGAAGGCTCGCGCACGCCCACTAAGTACATGACGCCGCCAGGGCTCAGGCCATTTGTGGAATTGGGGACAGGCGTAGTCCGCGGCACTTACAACTGCGAAGGACGGTTATTCGCGGTCCTTGGAACCATACTGTTCCGAATCAGCAACAACGGAGTCGCGACGCAGATCGGCAATATACCCGGCGTGATCCGGGTCGCGTTCGCGCACAACCAGATCACGGACGGCAATGAACTGTTGATCGTCAACGGTTCGTCTGGCTACGTCTACAACACCGTGACCGACACGCTGACCCGGATCACCGACGAGGGCTATCCGGGCGCGATTTCAGCCGACTTCATTGATGGCTACCTGATTCAGATTGAACCCGCGCGCCGGTTCGCGTTCCACAGCGACCTTTCAGACGCGCTCAGTTACAACACGCTGGACCGATTCACCTCCGAGGTGTCGCCTGACCTGTTGGTGGGTTCGGCCGTCAGCAACAATGAATTACTCCTGTTCTCCGAACGCACCTCGGAGTTT